GTTCTTGTTTCATAAAATCGTATGGAATGAGACGCCCGTGACTCATATAGAAAAACTCAATTTGAATGTCTTTAACAAACTTGTGGGTTCCTGAATGGAAGCTGTGTATAACATGATCATCATTACCGTTAAAATTGATAAAGTCTGTACCATCCATTAATATATGACCAGTGTAGTGTGGTGTAGATGTGTAGACGGTTTGGTTGAATTCATCCGAACCCGCAGTTACTTTTAAAATAAGTGAATTTGGCCCTTGTAAATTGATGGCACCCGAGACGAGGGTATCAGCTACCGATGTGTAATTATTTGAATCAAATCCTATAACCTGGTGTGGAGTTGTTAAAATAGAACTCGTACTCGAATGACCATTTGTTCCTGTATTAAACTCGAGTGTAAATTGATTGTCTGTGGCGTGTGTATTCGCGAACGTCAGTCGATTTGTATCGGTATCATAGACAACTTGGTTTATATTAGAATCTGGGGGTGTTAATTTGGTCTCGAGATCTGAAGCCAGTTGTGTCCCAGTTGGATAATTGGTTTCATCCATAGAGAAGACAATTCCATCTACACTGAAGGTCTTATTCGATGCACATGTTATCAATTGGGGGGTGGGAATACGTGCGGAAACAAGTTTGATTTGGGAGACGTCATAAATGGGGTTTTCTAGACGAATGACGTAGTTATTTATATTTTGATACACGTTAGAATCATTGAGGAGTTTACGCTGGCTACTATCTATGTTAAGGGTGTGCACCTTCATTAAAATTACTGTACATAATTTTAATGAGTGTTTTTGTCTATTTGAGGGGTGAATCCATTAAGATAAATGGTGTGACAAGGGGTTGTTCTGGAGCTGTGTCTTGGCAATATCGAGGCGCCTGGAATTGGGGTTTTCATTACCCTTGTAGGCATTGAATTGGTGATACTCATTGTTTTTGTAATTTTGAGTCCACCCACCATTCGCGCCACTCACGCGCCCATCTACACGGGTGGTGTCCGAACGCACAGCGGTAAGCTTACCACCCTGCTTACCCGCACTCTCGCGCACATTCATACGACCGGGGTTACCCATACGGTTCGCTTGGCCACGACGATCCTCGGGTCGGAAACCATACTTCATCAATTCATCGTTGTTTTTAGCACCGACCTGCGAAGCCACCGTGTTAGTGTACCCACCGACAAAGCTGGCAATACCGGGGGCGGGTTGGTTTTGGTACATGTAGTGCTCATCATTGCGATCAGTCTTGAATCGGGTGGGGTTTTGGGCAATGGTTTGGGCAGAAATGAAACGCCTGGCACCATTGAAACCCAACCCATCCGATCGCACACCAGTCTCTGAGCGGTTGGTGGTTCGCTTGGTTCGCTCGTGTTCGTTACGAGGGACGAGACCCGACATACCCTGCGCGCGACCAGGTACAGTAGGTAAACGAGAGGGGAGGTAGGCAGTAGTATCGGGCTTGTTGTGAGTTAATTCACCGACAACGGCAGCGCGTCCACCAGTGGTGTCCCCGGCATGACCCGCGCGTCCTGGGAGTGTAGTGAGACGGTACTCACCCACATTGACTGGGTTCACACGGAAGGTTTGTTGAAATCCACCGACAGCGGGGACGTGTGCACCGACACCGAGACCGGGACCCACAAGTTGCTTCTCCACGGGGGAAAGATTGTTCATGCGACCTTGGTCATACATACGATTGCGTAAATCCAAAACTTCTTGGCCACCACTACGTTGTTGCCTGGAGATGTCGGCAAAACTGTCAACCTCCTTCTTCTGAGGGGCCTCCACCCTCGAGACAAAATCATTTTCCTTGAACTCTATGACTTGAGCAGGGAGATCCTCCTCGGCTGCATTCGAAGAGGGTCCGATCATGGTATATTTTTCGGGTTTCTTACTGAGAGTTCGACCAGCGAATACGAGTCCGGCTATGGCCATCAGTGAAACTGGGTCAGCCATTCTTACTTCTTGTTAACATTTTTATTAACATATCTTTGTTGAAACAACCCATTCTGAAGCTCGGCGCGGGTGCTCGCGGGTTCGTAACTTTGTGTGCGGAGGGGGACTTTGCATTCCATGTTGGTGAGGGGGAATAGGTTGCGCTCGTAGGTGGGGACGACAACCTTGTTGAAACGGGTAGTCGCTTGGGGTCTAAGTTGGTCGGAAGTCTCGATATATTGCGCTGGGGAACCCTTACCCGCCTTGTATGGGGCAGTTCCGTAAAGCATGGTGTTTGGGCGAGACCCGTAATTTAATTGACTGGGCTGAGGGTAAACAAATACTTCATCCGTCGCCAATACACTGGGATTGGCACCGGGGTTTTGAACAATTGAAAGGCCAGGTTGGAGTTGATACGCCATTTATTATTACACAAGAATATTAATCTAACTATATGTTCCGCCACCGCTTCGCACTCTACCACCACCTCGCTGCCCTCTAATATCTCCGTCACTACCTAGACCGGAAAATGCTTCTAGCTGAACACCCCTGGCATCGGGGTTACAGTATTTGGAATCACTCTTACACATTGGGCCATTCTTTGGGCCGTATAACCACTCTGCGAACTGCGTCTGATCGCCTGGTATTTGAGTTACTGGATTTGTGACGAATTGTCTCTCAATCGCGTTTCTCTGGAATTTTGGGAGGGGGGAGCGGGAACGTCCGGAATCGAATGGAACACCGGAAGTCACATGCTCATTGGGGTGGGAATAATAACACGCCTCCAAACGATTGGGGGAATCGGCATAGTCGGTCATGAGGACATTACCCATGGGGTTGTTTTTGGTGGGTGCTTGACACGAATTCATTTCGTATTTAGAAACCCGGTTTAAATTCACCTTTACCATCTTCATCTTGTATAGAACGAAGATGACAGCGAGAACGGTTAACCCGAGGACATATACCCTTGGGTCACGTCGAATTAAAAATACAATACTACTGGCATAAAGAACAAAACGCGAAGCCGCGTTAATCCTATCCTCTGGTGATTGATCACTTGTTGGCCAAAATTCTGAAATTTGATCACGCCTGATGAGTTGCCGAGGGTCGTCGAACCAAGCTCTCATTTAATATATATTAAGGTTTAATTTTTGGGGAGACCGCCCATCATACCGCCGATCATTTTCATGAGTGCATCCTGGTCAATTTCCTGATCACCATTCTCAAGCTTATCGGCACAATCCTTCGCGAGACTTTCAATCATCGTGAGAGTCTCCGCGGGGATGGAGAGAATCGTGGTACCGAGCATATACAGGGTTTGGAGGTACTGCCAAGTGGCTTCCTTGGTGTTTACTGACATGATACCCCACAACGTGGCGAAATCCAGGTCCTTCAAAAAATCAACGTTTTTAGTCTCCTCCATGAAAAACTTTTCATCCCTTGAAGATAACTGCTCTGCGTAAGGAGTCATACCACTCATAAACCCATCTACAACGAGGCGGGGGTTTGTAGTCTTCAAGAGGTCGAACGATGTCAACATCTTCTTAATGCCTTTTTCCTCTGGAAAAGTCTTGTGCAATTCCACAAGAAATTGACCCATCATATCGTTGAACGCAGTAACGGATGCCATTTTCTTAATATAAACGTGTAATCTTTAAGTTTAGAAAGGATCACTAGATATGGTCTCCTTTTTACCTAAACCATTTGAAACTATGAAAAATACCAGTATCGCATTGAGCACGGCTGGTTTTGTGTATTTATTTAATTCTAATTTACCCTCATTATTGAGATGAGCTTTGAGATGAATATAACCAGCGGTTATGACACCCGCGATTAGGGCTGCACTGAGCGGGTCGCGGAAATGTTCTGACAAGGACTCCATTTAATTATAGGCAAGTTTTTTTGTACGCTGCTCTGGTGCGTCACCAAATAAAACATCGTCCTCCACTGGCTCCCCCTGAGGTTGTGGTTCAGGCTCAGACTCAGGCTCAATTGGTGCCTGAACCCCGTGGACAGTCTTAAATTCATTATTGAGTCCGAACTGTTCAACGGGTTCACTTTGTTCACCCTCCATAGGCATAGGCTCACCCTCCTGCACTTCCCCAGTCTCCACCGGCTCCTCCATCGGCTCCTCCATCTCATCTAGGGTGTCATCAATCACATCGGGATCGATCGTGTCCTCAATATCACCATCTAGGTCAATATCCCGAGACTCTTGGGACATGTAGGTTTGGAGAATCTGTTGCACAGGGATCAATTCCTTGACAGTGGTTTCAATGGCGAGACAGAAGCGTCTGGTCAGGTTTTCGTCCCTGGCGTACTCACTCTGTTCATCGTGGAAAATATAGGGATCCTTGTACATATCCTTGGCAATGTTGTTGTAGCACGTTTGAA